CTTATGGAATGCATTCTCGCTCGGCACGCAGAATGATGATGGATATGTCCTTGCTGGCTCGTTCCAGGGACAGGAGGTCAATGCCACCGATGCTTATGGCATGACATTAGTGGAGGCGATATGGCGAGGTCTCAACTGGAGACTGCGTTTTCGCGGACTAGAGTTCAACAAGGCCGGCATCCTGGCAGCGATCCAAGCCTTTGGCTCGACAGGCGCGCCGAGCACGACATTCACGCCGACTCTAGCTAACGTTGGCGACCGGTTCAGCAAGTACGCCCAAGCACTGGTTCTTACGGCAGTTCTCGGCAACCCACCGACTTTTGTGCAAACCCTGACCGCCAGCAATGCCATCGTCGCACCGCAGTCCAACGTTGAATACCTTATGACTAGCAAAGTGCGCGAGGCGCCGTTTGAGATGGTCCTACTTCCATATCAGGCGGTCATTGGTAGCCTGACTGTCAATCTATCATTCACCACAACATAGCAGGTACCTGATGGCGGACGAAGCCGTACTTAGGATAGTCCTCCAGGACCAGGGTACTGCGCTCGACGTTGGCGGTGCGCGCCAACCTACTCAGATAGCGCCGTCTCAACCGCGCCAAAGACCTGCACCGACGGCCGAGCCACCATTCGACCCGGCAAAGGAAGCTCAGAAGAGGTTCGAGGCTGATAAGCGTCGGGCCGCAGTCGACCTAGAATATGCAAAGTTCCAGCCCACAAAGATACCGTTCGACCCGGCTGAAGAGGCGCGTAAGCGATTAGAGGCAGACAAGAAGCGATGGGCGGTGGACGCAGAGTACGCAAAGTTAGTACCACCGGAACCTCCAACACTAGAGGCGGCGTTCGACCCGGTTGCTGAGGCTCAGAAACGGCGCGAGGCTGAGCAGCGTGCCGCGCAGATTGATGCCGCCTATAAGCAGCAGTATGGCGGTCAGGACAAGAAAACACAGCTCGACCAGTTGCTCAAGGTAGCAGATAGCCTACGTGGTACGATAGGTGGTCTGGCCGGGACAACTGTTGGCGCAGCGCTTGATGTTGCAGTCGGATTCCGCAAGGCTCAGGTGGAGGCAACGAAGGAGAAGGACAAGGCCGATCTGCTGAAAGGAATTGCGCCATCTGGAGGTACTACCACTGCAACTAAGAGCGCTCCGACGGCCGCCGCGGCCGAAGGGGCCGGAGGAGAGGCTGCCGCTGGGGCCGCTGGGGCCGCTGGAGCTGAAGCTGCTGGAGGAGCTGCCGCTGCTGGTGGTGGGATGGCCGCGGCTGCGGCAGCAGCTGGGCCAATAGGTGCTATTGTAATAGCAGCTAAGGCTATCAAGGACACCATCGACAAGGCGGTAATAGGTTCGATAAAAAGTACCATTGGCACTGTTGGAGCGGTCGCCGCTGGCATCGCTTCTGCTAACCCAGACCCGTCGGTTCCAATAGCGCAGGCTAGCGACGCGGTGAGCAAGTTCGGCGAGAAGATAACTGAATATGTGCCTATACTCGGATACATGGTTGTTGCTACTGGCGAGGCTGGAAAGGCATTCGCTACTTTGATGCAGGCGCTCGATAAGACGGCAGAACGCTACGGTGAGTACAGTCCAGAGATCGCACAGGCGCAGGCTATTGCGGAGGTACACCACACGCTTGGAGACCTCCGTCGGTCCAGAGAGATCGGGCCAGAGATGGCGCAGTACGTCAAGGCACAGGCGGACCTGCAGGAGAAGTTCGAGGACGCGAAGATACATCTCTTAAAGCAGTTCCTTCCATTGGTGACAAGCATCTTGAATGGAATAACATTGCTTGCGAGAGGGGTAGATGCTAATATCCAATTGTCGAGTATCGCGCTAAAAACGTTGGCATTCGATGTTGAGGGCGCGCACAAAGCTCTGAGGGAATTTGTTGAAGGTCAGAAGGATAAGGACATAAAAGACCCAACCGAAACGCTCCTCCGGGGCGGTGTGGAGGTGCCACTGTTGTAATGGTCGTTAACACATTCAACTTCACGACTGGCGTAGCCACGCTCCCCGATGTGGGCGCACTTAACTACAACGGCTGCACATTCTCACCTCTATTCGAGACATATGTAGCTGGTGCCGCTGTTAAGGACAACGCGCAGCGCACGGTCAAGTTTATGGACTACACCATAGCTGCTGATGGGTACGTCACACTGCCGGCTGGGGCTACTTCGACAGCCGGTGCGATGGCAACCCTCCGTAATCTGCTATCAGCGCAAGGCGGTTCCCTCGTGTACCAGGGGCGTGGGTGCGACATAGTTGTTAACCCGGCTGCTGGCGCTCAGGCTGGCGCGAGTGTTAAGGATGTCGCGTGGGGGCCAGTACCGGATGTCCTCGAATTCCAGCCACTCGGCGGCGGTCTGTCGGCAAAGATCAAGTGGGTAGTTAAAATACGTATCCCAGAGATACGTCAAGCTATAACCCTACCTATCAAGGGTGTTGGCGGCGCTGGCGGGATAGCGGCCCTCCCATTGATACAGTTTAACTACGAAACGGTAGTATCATACGGCGAGGACGGGTACAGCTCACTATCGGTACATGGCACCGCTGAGGTGGCAATGACACGCACCCCGAACCAAACAACCCGTATACTGACTGCAACTGTGGACGACATTAGGACTATTCTCGACAATCGGGTTCTAGTCGGGATCGACCTGACGAGGTTCCGGGTAGCGCGCCGGAGCTACTCTGTGTCGCGCGACAAGCGGACGTTGGAGTGGGATATACAGGTGGAAGAGATACCGTACATGCAACCGCCGCCGGACTGTACTGTCGCGCGTGGAACATACAGTTTTCGACAAGTCAAGGCGGGGGCGGGCTTATGCAACTGGCTATGCACACTGCGGGCGACGTATACGGTTCGAGGCGGTGCACCGAGACGGATCGCATGGTTTGCGTTCCTGGCTCTCCTACGCGAACGTATGAGGTTCTCTACGTTAGGTAGAATCTCGATAAAAGACAATCCAAATCCACCACCGCCACAAAACCCCCTGGATTGGCAAGCGCCGCCATACGATCCTAACCAAGAGCCCGTAAAATTCTGGGAGCAACTTCTCAAAAAGCAAGAAGCGGTCATGGACCCCAAACGAATAGAAGTGAACGCATGGCTAATTGAATTCTCCGGTGACGAGGGGCTGTACCTTGACTCAAAGACAACGTCATTTTCGGCGACGTGGCGGCTAGTGTCAGTCTTTGACACAATTTTAACAGCTAGCGGCATGTGGGAGAAAGTACCAGACGTGGACGCTCGAGGCAGCAACCTATGGACTGCCTCCGTGCGCGGTATCAGCGGATCGAAGTCGTGGTTGCAGAACAGGCTCGACCCCAAGCTGGACGTGATCGTCGACTTCGGAGGTGGTTAGAATGCCGTTCTTAGAGGAAAACATTGCGGCAGGGTTGCCACAGAACAGCAATGTCAAGGTTGGTAAGTCCGACACTGACACCGGCATCGTTGCGGAACGGAACCAGCTGATTCTATGGGCGACGGACCCGGCGGGCTCCTATGTGTATTACGATTGCACCGTCGGTGTGATGCTTGATTCAGGTATCGTGGTTCACAACCGCCTTCCACAGGTGAATAAGGGATTCGATACACTGTCATCGGCATTCCTTGACGACCCAGAACTGGATCAGCATATCAACCTCGGTGTTAATCTAAAATGTCAGGACCAATACCAAGACATCGTGCAGCGTATGGGGCACTCGCGGTACTGGTTCCGACTATGGGGGCAGGCACTGCGCATTGGGTACCAGGTACCAATACCGGCTATAAAGCTCATTGGGGGTGTTGCTGCAATTCCATACGACAAGAACCCACAGTGGGCGTTCAACCGCATCGCGCCGGGTGGAAACTACTCCGGTGTGATCTTGTGGCATGCGGAGTGGTCGCTGTGGTACACGACCATATCCCCTCCAACAAGCAACTACATACCGGCAGCCGACCCGTCTGCACACATAGCGGGTACAGTGGCATCTCCGGCTGGTATGCAATCGCCATATACTACAGCAGATGACAATGCGGTCAGCTCTGCCCAAAGGGTGAAGTAGTGGACGCCAACGGTGCCATCGACACCAACAGGATCGCCGAAGCGTTGGAGGACGACCCTACCGTTGGCTACCGCCCAGTCATGCCATTAGAATCCCTGTGGCTCGCTGGCAGCGACATGCCACAGATCACGCTGCGCCGTGACTTAGAGTTTATGCAGTTCCACCCGACCGTGCAGACCGCACTTGACTACTACAAGTCGGGTATCGCCGGGGCAGAGTTCTGGGGAGGACCGGATCACAATAACCCAGACAACGAGAAGGGAAAGCTAATTAGCCCGGACAAGCGCGTCGCGGAGTTCGTGCTTGCACACGTCGAGCGGTTCTGGCAGCGCGGGATGCCACTCCTTCAAGAGGGATACGCCTATGGGTGGGCGCCGGGTCAGCATATGTATAGAGAAATCAAGGGAATGATGATATGGGATCACCTAAAGAACTTCCACCCCAATGACGCCTATATCTTAACCCTCAACTACCAGCCTATTGGTGTCCGCGTCAAGAACGTGCGCGACAGCCAGCCGGTGGATCTGTGGTTCGCGTCTGAGAGCATCCCGGCCAAGGCATGCTGGTACCCGCACCGCCCACGGTTCAACCTGTTCTACGGACGCTCACAGCTTATCGGGGCATGGCGTCCGTGGCGGCGGCTTGGATGGAAAGACTGCGTGGAGCAGGTCATCGACGCCGCTGTCTACCGTGCTGGGTACAAGGGGCCAGTAGTACGACACCCGCCGGAGGATATGCAGACGGCAAAGCAGGGTGTCCCGGCGACGCAGCCGGACAGCGCCGGCAATCCGCGCCGTAATGCCCGTGACGTAGCCCGCCAGATGGTGGAGTGGGCTAAGGCCGGCGCGGGGTTCACCCTATCCAGTGCTAAGTACCCAGCGTCAATGGGCGGTGGCGACAAGTGGGCGATAGAGTGGCCCGATCACGTTATGGATGTGCGCCCACTGATCGACGTCGCTAAGTACCTAGAGGACCAGATATTATACGGCGTCGGTGTTCCGCCGGAACTGGTGCGCGCCGGCGGAACCGGCAGTGGGTACAGTGGGCGCAGCATCCCGCGCGAGGCATTCCTTGATGGACAGCAAAAGATTGCCGACCACATGCTCCAGATATTTGTCGACCAGGTAGTCCGTCCATTAGTGCTATGGAACTTTGGCGACGTATCGTTCGAGGTGAGCTGTAAATCACTCCTTAAGTCGCAGGCTGAGGCAAAGCAGCCCGACCAGCAGCAACAGCCCGGCCAACAACCTAACGGGCAACAGCCTAACGGACAGCAACCACCACAATCGCAGCCACCTACTCCAGCACCACCACCACAGATGCAGCAGCCAGCATTTTCGAGTGAGGCCAGTGTGAAGGTGCAGGATATTATCCGCAAGGTGCTGAGGAGGATGACATGACTCAATCACGTGAGACTACCTTCCACGATGGCAAGAGACCTGGTGAGTTTGCACCAAGTGGTGTGCCAGATAGTAGCAGTGCTGTATACAACCCCAACAAGTTCAAGGTGTCTAAGGATTCGCATAGTTGGATCGATACATATATATTCGGGAAGGAAGGGGTCTCAGGTACTCAGACATATATACCTAGTGACGGTGTAATAAGAGAGATGTCGAGTTATCGTCCTAACAAACCGGTTGTGCTATATAGATATGTGGCACAAGAAAAAGGTAGTGGATCGACTGGCCAGTATATCAGATCATTTACATATTCACTTGAGTTTGCAAAAGCATTGCTAGAGGGAAATGATGGCAAGGGAAAGATATTCAAGAAGACTGTCTACCCTGATGAAATTATAGTGGATACCACTAAGCTGCCGAAAGAATATCAAGATGAATTCTTACCTAACCAATATGAAGTAATTGTTGGATATGGAAAACTGTTGGATCACATGCAACAGCTTCGTGGTGGAAAGGGAATGTCGCTTGCTCTGTGGGCCAATAGTGTAGTACGCCACTGTCTCCGAGAGTCAGACGGCGACGTGGAGGCCGCACTCAGCGCCGCCAACTATATCGTGTCCACACAGCCGATGCCGGACGAGGTCGAGATCGAGCAGGACGCGGTGGACGAGAACGGTGATCCACCACTACCAGTAGACGTTGCACTCTTAGACGCACCATTTGCCTTCGACATCCACAACCGCCGCGCCCAAGGCATCTTGAACCGCTCGCTGCAGGCTGCAAAGGGGATCGGCACCACCGCGCGAAAGGATTTGGAGGCAGCGCTAAAAAAGTCTGCGAAGGACTCCGGTACTGCAATACTGAAGTTTATCGACAAGTATCGCCTCCAGCTTGCTAAGCTCCTAAGTACCACCCAGCTTGCCTCGCTGCTAGAGGGTGCGCGCGAGGTTGCTGCTAAGGTACCTACACTTGCTATCTTCCCAGGTGCTGTGCCGCCGCCCCCAACCTTGGAGCCGCAGAAAGCAGTTGAGCTGATAAATCACTTATCACAGCTGACAGGCGAGGCGCGCGCCAAGGCAATCTACGATCTGCCTGCTAACCAACAGACCTACGCTCAGCAAGCGCTCGCAGCCAAGGAAGCTGGTGGTCCTATCGTGCCACCAAAGTTTACCCCGCCGGAGCCTCCACCGGGCGCGCCAGAGAGCATCCACTTTCCAATTATCGACGAGGCGGTCAAGGAGCTGTCCGAAAAGAACGTTATGACGCGCGAACGGTTCGACGCGCTGGATGCGGCAGCGCGCGCGAAGGCGTTCACAGTTGCCAACGTCGAAGCTGAGGAGACGCTAACGAAGATACGCGATTCGCTGGCAGAGAATATCAGGGAGGGCGCGGACTATGAGACATGGAAGCAGAAAGTTCTGACGGACATGGACCAGGGTACTTTCTTATCGGAGGGGCACCAAGAGACCGTATTTCGCACCAATGTACAGGGCGCCTTCTCGGATGGGCAGATGGTGGTACTAAACCATCCGCTTGTGCGCAGCGGATTCCCCTACAGTGCCTACGACGCGATTCACGATAGCCGAGTGCGAGAAACCCACCTAGCACTGGAGAAGCACGGCATCGGCGGAACCAATGTTTACCGAAACGACGACCCGGTATTCCAGACCTTCCGCCCACCGTGGGATTATAATGATAGATGCTCCTGGACACCAATGACTGTGCGCCAGGCATCCGAGGTTGGTATCAAGGAGGCGCAGCAGTGGCTAGATACAGGGGTTGAGCCAACTGAAAAGGCATTTGTCAAGATGCCTCCGTTCGAGCCGCCACCTGGGTTCCAACGCGCCGTCACATCAGCACCACTGTCAATTCGGCTATCGCTGCAGCCGATAGTAGTATTTCTTGCATTTGATCCAGGCGAGCCACGAGATGAACAGGGTAAGTGGACAAGGAGAAGGCTCACTAGAATGGAGATACAAAAGATTAGTGAGTGGCGAGAGCACCTGTGGAATAGGAGGGCGGTTATAAAAATTGCCAAACAGACTACAAAAAATGGCTCATTGGAGTATTTACATCCAGGTGAAATTACAGTGTATAGGGGAAGACCACCTGGTTCTAAGTCGAGGAAATCAGTTGGCGGGCTCTCTTATACGAAATCCAGAAAAGTAGCAGAACATTGGGCAGAAGGTGGTAAAGTTGAAGAGCTTATTGTCACTAAAAACACGCCAGCATTAGATATTGGAATGGCCCTCAAAGGAATACCATCTAAATCTGCACACGAGATGGAAGTGTTTGTGGTATTTAACGAAGCATCTGCTTTGTCAATTGAGAAGGGTGACAAGCCAGAGGAGGAGACTACTACCTCCTTAGTATACGGCGAGCCCGAGGGTGCAGGCTCAACTACCAGCGCCTCGCTTGATACAGCCAAGGAGCCGCCGGCCGGAAAGAGGTCTACCCACATTGAGCGGCGTACTAAGCACAAAATGAAGACAGTGAGGGGAAAGCGCCGGTCGCTGTTCAGAAGGCTGCGGGTTAAGAAGAAGTGGCGCCCAGAGGTCAGTTTATCGGTAGATGAAGAAGGATGCGAGCACAAAGGTAAGGGGCCAGACGGCGGACAGTTCACTAGGAAAGGAGAAGGTGATCTTGAACCAATCAATAAGCAAGGTGCCGTGCATAAACCAGCAAAGAAAAAGAAAGTACCACCTGGATCACAGATGCCAGAGAACTTACGGAACAAGTTAAAGGAGTTTGGGATGGTGGGTAGTTTTCCACCATCCGATGTGAATATGTCTGACATTCAAATAGCCGACTTATCACTCGGAAAAGAGGCACTTAAATACACTGATACAATCCTTAATAAGGTACGCGCGGATAGTTCAGATAGGAATGAAGTAGTGATGACGATGGAGGAACCACAAGTAGAGACAGTTCCCAACCTTATAGACAGAGTTGGTGTAATCCGAGACTGGGACATACTGAAATCGGTGGCGGTAGGGACCATTGAGAATAATGTATTTGCCCAAGCGCCGTGGCAACCAAGCATACCTGGACTGCCAAAAGAGGGCGGGGTTAGCTACGAGGTATTCGCGCCGGAGCAGTACGGATTAGCTATAGAACAACTCGATAACTTGTGCGAAATATTGGAGAAGGAGGGTATCAAAGTCCTGCGCCCACCAGTGGTCCCACTTGACGTAGCGGTGCAGTTCCCTGTCGGCAACACCCAAGTGTACATTCGCGAGGCATTCAGCATCATTGGCGACACTATCCTCATCAACCAGTCTCGCACCCCGTACCGACGCAAGGAGAGCCGCGCTGCGGAGGCAATATTCACCGGCAAGACCATAGTGCACCTGCCGCCAGTGCCCGACGACATACCGGACAGCGAGCCAGACGACCCTCTGCCATACCTGGAGGGCGGCGACGTATTCCGTATTGGTAGCGACGCGCTCATAACCATCAGCGGCCTGGCCACTAGCCCGGCTGGGTTTCGGTTCGTGGCGGACCTGATGGCTGAGCGTGGTGTCACAGTCTGGCCAGCGTACATCAGGGATGAGTTCGAGCATGGCGACTATGTGCTGATGCTGGTGCGCGAGGGTCTGTGTGTGGCATACCGCGCCGGGTTCGTAGATGGGCTGCTGCCGTTGCCAATCCTTGACTGGGACTGCGTGGAGATTACACGCGCCGAGGCCGACCCCGGCGTGGCCGCGAATGGCATCATCCTCCGCGAGAACGTCGTCCTCCTCCCGGAGGGCAACCGACGCGTGGTACGGGCGCTAGAGAAGAAAGGCGTGGACGTGATCGAGGTGCCATTTAACGGGGTGATGTTCTTTCAAGGTGGGATCGACTGTGCGACCAACGAGTTGTGGCGGGAAGGGCTACCACTGCTAACGAAGTGATTGTCAATCTGTTCTATAAATGAACCTCACCGAGCTAGTCCTGTTCAGCTTTCTCAATGGCGGCAGCTCTGCTGCGGTTGTTAACGCCACCAACTTCTCACTTACTGGCCCCTTGACAGGCCAGGTCAACGTCGCCTCAACCAATTTCACGGTAACGCCGATAGGTGGTACGTGCGCTGTCCAAGAAGTCGTGACAATGGACGATGGCGGGGTGGGCGGCACCTTCACCCCAGCAACACTGACCTTTGTGGCTGGCAGTGCGGCAGGGCAGACGTTCACCTATACACCATCAACGGTTGGAGCAAGGACAATTACTGCAACGCCAGTGCCAGCGTTGGGAACTCCTCCAACTGCACTATATACCTCCACAGCCGTACCAGTGCCACCAGCGCCGGCTCCGGTGATTATGCCTGCGGGGGCTGGCGGCGGTGGGGGCGGGCCATTTTATGACCCATACAGGTATAGACCACTCCGGTCGCTGCGCTATTGGGATGACCTTCAAGAGGACGAGGAGCTGTTGCTGGTGTACTTAATGTCTTAACTGTACAATGCCGGAAAATCGCTGTAATGTAATCTTGGGACGATCCTATAGGCATTAGGATAGGAGAGCAAGGTATGCGACGCCATGCATGGACGTTGATGGAATTGTTGGTAGTCATTGCTATCATTTCTCTGCTACTCGCGCTACTCCTATGCGCTGTCCAGTTGGCTCGTGAGGCCGCTACCCGCACAGTTGCTGTTAATCGGTTCAGGCAGACCGGCTTAGCTCTGCACGCGGCTTATGATACCTACGACGCAACCCCGCCGCTTTGTGCTCGCCATTGGCTCGATCCTGTTCATGCGCCGCCGTACCCGGACTCAGTGGGCTGGACATGGGCGAGTTATCTGCTGCCTTATGTCGAGGAGCAACGCCTATACAATCTGAGCGGGTTTGTCACAAGGAAGCCAGGAGGAGCACAAGATGGAATTCAGTTTTACCGTTTCGCTGTTGAGGTTTATCAATCACCTTATGAGCCAAACGCCGTCGGAGGTTCATTCGGCGGCGCAGATCAGTGGTCTGTTTCGGGTATTGTCGCCAACTATCTTGCGCTTGGAAATCCACTCGGCGCGGCCCAGCGGTTCCGTGAGCAGTCTACTAGGCGGTTTGACCGAGACTTTCCAAACGGGTTGAGTAACATCGTATTCCTGATGGAGGTGTACAGTGTCTGCGACCGTAATCCTGAAGTGTCCCGGCTGTGGGCAGACAGTAACCCTTGGTTCCGTCCGATTACCTGCACCGGCGATGACGCTGCTGTTGCATCATCTCCAGGCTTTAAGCCTTGTCCGATGTTCCAGGTGCGTCCATCACCTGGAAGTTGTAGTCGACTATCTGCTCAAGGTCACTCAGCCACCGGCCTCGTAGTGTGCTGGGGTGACGGGCATGTGATGACTATTTCCTCAGATACAACAGAAGACGTGTGGCATACCATGACTGATCCAAGAGGTAGGTGATGCCGACAAACTTGAGGTCCAAGAGCTGTCTCATCGCCGACAACGGACTGTTTGTAGAGCTTGCTCCGCGCCTTGCACGCGACTTCGGGGAGGTTAAGCTGTTCGTTCCGTGGATCAGTGGGTACCCGAAGGCTGCACCCGCGTTTGTCGGCACCGGTATCGACAAAGTAGAACGTGTCGAGTCGTTTTGGGATCATGTGCAGGATGCTGATCTGGTAGTGTTCCCAGATCTGTACTTCGCCAACCTCGCGCGCATCGTCAAGGACCGGCTCAACAAGCCAGTCTGGTCCCATTTTGGTGCCGAGGCGCTAGAGCTCGACCGGTGGGGAACGCGCCGCCTTCAGCGCGACCTCGGCATTGGTGCGCCACCCACAAAACACTTTATTGGCGTTGATGCATTATCTGCATACCTACAGACGGTTGAAGACAAGTGGATCAAGATCAGCTGCTACAGGGGGGATTGCTTCGACGAGAAGACTGAGATATTTACTGAGTCCGGTTGGAAAAGATTTGCTGCTGTTACCGAACAAGACAAAGTCTTGAGTATGGATATGGACAGTCGAGAAGCCAGTTTCTTCAAAGTGAGCACCGTGGTGAAAAAGTCATATTCTGGGGATATGGTCCGTCTGCGCAGTCGATCTGTAGATGCACTGGTAACACCGAATCACCATTTCTGGAGACGGTCTCGACAGAACAGTCCGTGGAAGTATAAGTCATCTGAAGACCTGATTGGTATGTCATTCTCCTTGCCACTAGGATTCCGATGGGCAGGCAACCGCAGAGAAACCTACACAGTAAAGTATCGTGATAGATATAAACAGAGAAGAAGAAATAGAGAAACGTATATTCCGCGCCGTGGTTCTGGCAAACGAAATGTTACCGACGACGTATCAATAGGTATCAATGATTGGCTAGAGTTCCTTGGGTGGTTTGTCAGCGAAGGCTATTTATACCTTGCTGGACCAAACCGCAACAAATACAAAGTGGCCATATGTCAGAGCGTAGCGGCTAACCCAGAGAAGTACAATGAAATCCGTGACTTGCTTGCGCGGATGCCATACAACGTCCAAACTGAGGGCGATAGAGGTTGGAGTATCTATGACAAGTCACTATTTATGGAGCTGTGGGAGACATGCTACCTGAACAAACCATGTAAGGTATGTGGTAAGGAGAAGTGCGCCCACACTAAGAAAGTGCCAGATTATGTTAAAACACTTCCTAACGACCAGATTAAGATATTTTTATCTACCTACGCTCTTGGAGATGGTTGCATAGAAAGCGGAGAGCGCGTTCGATACTACACAAGTTCAATTCAACTAGCCGATGACGTACAAGAACTATCGTTCAAGGCAGGATACTCAGCCAATATTTGTGTGGCCAGTGAACCGGGAGACCAAGGAGGAACAACTACAAGCGGAACTATAATTACAACACGAGTCCGTGCCTATGTTGTAAACCAATCCGGAAGAATCGACCGCCAAGTCGAACCAAAAAATATCTCAGTTGAGCGGTACAACGGAATGGTCTACGACGTTTCAGTATCACCACACCACTCCATCTTTGTGCGCCGAAATGGTAAGGCTTACTGGTCTGGCAACTCAGAAACATGGCACCACGAGACGTGGCATACTAGCGCAGTCTACCTAGACTACTTCCGCAACCGTGTAGGCGCGCTGGCGGATTCGTATGAGTTTATTGTGGAGGACAACATCGACGGCATTGAAATCGGATACGACGGGTTCACGGTTAAGGGCGAATGGCCGGAGGCAGCCTATTGGGGGTTCGAGGTAAAGGACAATGGCTACATAGGAAAGTTCTCACCGTACCCGGAGCTGCCAAAACCAATGCGTGAGATAAACGAAAAACTGTCTCCTATCCTCAAGGAGGAAGGCGCGGTCGGATTCTGCTCGTTCGAGTTCAGGCTGACCAAGGACGGCGATGCGCTGATGATAGACCCATGTCTTCGAGCTGGTAGCCCTCCATTTGAAGGACTGCTGGAAGGGTACGACAACATTGCCGAGATTATATGGGAAGGGGCTAACGGCAGAGTTGCACCTGTCCGCAGCACTGGAGAGTTCATTGCCATAGCAATGATACACTGCCAGTTCGCACTTGCTAATTGGGTACCACTAGAGATACCAGAGTCAATTCGTCGGTGGGTCAAGCTGCGCAACCTTGCCATTATAGACAACAAAATTTACCACGTACCGACTTCTGGCGAGATGCCAGAAATAGGTGCAGTGGTAGCGGTAGCCGACGACCTTGAAGACGCAAAGCGCCTTGTGATGGAGCGCGCGGAGAAGATTAAGGGATACCTGGTAGAGTGCCGGACTGAGATGCTAGAATTCGCCCAGGAGGAGATCGACAGGGCGAAAGAGTTTGGAATCGACTTCTGAGATTTATATGCCAGTGTCTAAGAGAACTTTAATTCAGGCCAATGCTACCGACGTAATCTTACTAAGGCTTAGTAGGGTCTATGATGATCTGGTCGAAAAGTACACTGCTGAAGTGCATGCAATAGGAAGCAAGATACCAGTAGGGGGCGGTGAGTGGATGGACCTATTCTTCAAGATGGAAGGTATACGCGGTATCATGACTGCTCTGCGCTGCGGTAAAACTCTAAGCGAGGCTATCGAGTTTGGTAAGAATGTGTCAACTAATGCTGTTAGAACATGGAATAGTAAACATGAATATCAGACTAGTAGATGGGAGAAAACAGCTCATAATTACATAGAATACCAATTCTGCACGGCATGTAGTACATGAATACTTTTGGGGCCGCTACACAGCAATATGCCTTGTACGACCCGCAGTCGATTCGTGAGAACCGAGCTCGGTTTCGGCGTGAGATGATACCGATGCTGGAGCGGGCCAACTGCATATATGTTCCAACCGGAAGATGGCCGTCTCGTGGATGGATACTGATGGCGCGTGGTGACTATAATAACCTCAATACTTACAGTACCACATTCCAGCTAAATATAGGCAATCCAACGCAACCAAACAATGTTGCGACACTCCAGAACCTATCCATTGTGCAAGCCCAATGTGTGACACGTGGGCTGTCAGCAGACATCAATGCAATCTATCTCATCGAGATAACCGATAGTCGTGGCATCATATACAACAGGTGGTTCCAGGCGCCTGCCACCGCGTTCTACAACATCCGTGCGCCATCGTACCCGCAGACGTTCCACCCAAGCTCAATGAATGGCGGCACGACATGGACATGGACAACGATGTTGCAGGACATGTGGAACCAAATGAACACGAGCAACATCCTTGGTGCATGGCCGGGTCTGCCAGCGGGTGTTACCGTATCTGGAACGCCGGAGGGGTTCTGGCTTCCCGGTGTCCCTGCGTGGTACGCATTCAACGACATACTAGAGTACATCGGCCTTGCAATAGCCTGTGACCTAACCAAGGTTAATCCATTTACTATAGTATCGCCAGGAGCTGCGGACGCAACGTTCACCACACTCCAGACGAAATACGCCACAAACCTGGAGGGCGACCAAGAGTGGATCGACACCGGGGCCGGGCGTGTGCCAAAGACGGTGAAGGTGCTGTTTCGCCGCCGTAACAGTGTATATGGCACCGAGGAGACCGCACGGTACGACACCCCACAGTGGGATATGACGCCATACTATAGTGTTACATTTAGCGCGCCGGCGGCATTCGCTGCGGCAGTCGGCACGCACTACATCTGGTCCGACTTTACAGTCCAGTACGACGTGGGAAACAACCCATTGGCAGCCGACACAGCGATGGCAAGCGCCATAGCGCAGGAGCGCATTACCCAGTATTTCGCCAAGGTGTACCGGCAGACGGCTGGGTTCATGACGCAGACCTATAGTAGCGCGCTGCCATTCACTACTGGCTCGCAGGTAGATGGGGTGCGGTGGTACCAGGACTACAGCAATCAAGACCGCCAGGGATGGAGGACGCAGATTGTTAGAGGACAGTATCCTCCGTGGTCTGGATTGTGGGATGGTTAACCCCTTCAAAGGGAGTAAGGGGCTATGGACCTACCGAGTCCATTGCAGCCTCCGACGCTGCGTGATGACCTGCCACGGTATCCACCACTTGTTCAACTTCTGCGCGTAACGACAGCTACTGTTGTCGGGCCAGGAGGATTCGCGCAGCCAGCAGGTTCCTCGTTCTTAGGGCCAACACTCTACGTATCGTTTTTGTGTCAAATGAGGGATGACGGTTCACTGCTGCCACGAGATCGTGAGCCAGTGCTAGTGGACGACGTAAATGGCGCTGGTCTGACGCCAGGGTATTACTTGGGGCGGTTAGCAGGTAGCTGGACGAGCCTGCCGGTGTACGAAGTCAGCGCCTTCGCAGTAACAAATACCACTACGGTATACAACGTTGGTGTGACGTTCAATTCAAATACAACCTTCAACTCGACTGTAACCTACAGTAGCACGTCGAGTGTAACCTATAACTCAACGACCATAACCTACAACACGGTAACTGAGACCTACAACTCGTCAACCGTGACTTACAGCTCATCAACGATCAACTACACCAACAACACCCTAATCAATTTTGGCACAACCGTAAGTATCAGCGTCGCGCCACCTGGTGTGCTCTCCAAACCGACGCTAAAGGTGACCGGCGCACCAACATGGGTGCCAGCTGCCAACACCTACCCGCTGGTGTGGGGGGCATACGACCACATCGACTGGGAATACGACGGACTGCTCCGCACGCCTGGCGGTAGCTCTGCGCAGCCTGGTGACACCGGCTGGATACCGTTTGTCTCTGTTGGGCGGACACCGGTAGCCGACGCGAGCTACACGTGTATCACGATAGACCGGCTAATTGCGTACACGTCCATCACAGCAGCGCACATTGTAACGCTGCCACCAGCTGGCTCGCTGCCACCGGGGTTCACGCTTCATATCCAAGATGAATCTGGTAGCGCCAGCGCGACAAACACGATCAGCGTCGCGCCTTATGGAAGCGATCAAGTCAACAGGAGCGGCGCCAACCTAGTTGCAGTTAATTTAGCGCGCGGCGGGGCCGAGGCGGAGACGGATGGGGTGTCGAACTGGACGGTGAGGCAGTATCCGGCGGCTGGAGGCGGGACGACCGGTACGAATGGCTGGGTTTCGCAGGGGCCAAGTGGTGATTACAGCTGTACAGCGTCATACGTTAATGTAACTGGAGTAAGCCTGACGTTGCCGAACACAGGCACCTATTACATCTGGGCCAACGTCACCGGAGACTTGAACTCCGCTACTGTAGGCGATCAAATTCGGGCGCAACTAGCTATCGCCGGATCAGTCGTTAGTGGTACCACTAAGGCAATCGTCTGGCTGATAACAGCCAATACCGAACAGTGGGATTCTTGTTCAATCGCGACGATCACGACCGCAACAGCAGGGCAAGTCCTTACGCTCCAGGCCGAGTACGCGGTAGTCGGTGGCGTTACAACAGCTCTCATTAAGGGCCAGACTGAGATGGGGTTTATCCAGCTCGCCTAGTTCTGCCCTGGTAGTTTATCTTTACCAGGAGGCGGATCGAGCTTGTCGAGGCGGTCAATAGTGATCTGCTGGAATGCTTGCAGATCCTCGATTTGAGATGTGTGTTTGCGAATGATAGGTGTTTTGGGGTCGGCGTCGATAACGACTGGCACAGCCTGCGCACTCTGCCACCAGTGACCACATAGCAACCCCGCGCCGAACACGACGGCGCAGAGCACGAAAATTCGGGTTGGTTTCATGGTTTGCCCCATTTTGCGATTTCCGCCCCCGGATTTCGGGGCGGGATTTCTATGCCCGTCCCGCCCAAACCGCCCGGTAATGCAGTCCTAGGCGATTTTTCGGGTATTCCCGGCGGATTTCTAGAATTTTGTGGTAAATTAAACGCGGCGGGGCGAGTTCCACCCCGCCGCACGCCGGGGAAAATTGCGGTTGGAAATTTCCCCACGGGTATACCTACAGTATACCCCACATCCCTTGATATGGGAACCGCGTGCCCCGCCAACCGCCGGCAGTTTGCACCTATGGGGGAAGCTCCTGTAGGTTGGGAGAGCCAGGTATGCTGGTGATGCGGAAGTCAAACTGTTGAACGGGGTGGGGCGCAAGGCTGGATCACGGATGTGACGCCTGTGGAGCGAACAGCGGTGATGGATGTCCGTAAGTTCAACCCCGTACCTTGCGTAGCGACCCGACCGACCACTACTACCGGAGACCTCAACTCCCTGTCCCTATGCGCGAACTGGACGGTAGCAATACCCAACTGAGCGCGCTAGAGTGTTGCAAAATGATGGTAGCGCCTCTTTCCTACCTCGCAACACTGACGGTCGAAAGAGGCGGGCCAGAGGGGGTAAGGAAACGGATAGCTAGATGAGAGGGAAGGGGAAGCGACCCGTGGGGGTGGGGTGCGCAATGAGTGTTACCTTCTGTGACTGCGAGCAGGACGGGTTCTGCCCGCGCTACCGGCGCGAGATGGTTGGCCGGATGCGCGAGCTCTGCGCCGGCGTGAACGTGGACCTCGGCACCGCTGCGGTGTTCCGCGAGCAGTGGGCGCGCGAGGCTGGCGCTGTGACTGCTGGCGGCTCTCCTCAACTCCTTCTTCTCAAGTTCGACCAAGCATCTGGTGATGCTGTAGTGGCGACGGCTGCAATCTATTCTCTCCACCAGGCTCATCCAGGCAGATACCGGACGGCGGTGGAGTGCAAGTGGATGGAGGTATTTGCATGCAACCCGGATGTGTCTCCTCAAGAGGAGCATGCACTGCCGATACAGATGCACTACCCAGCGATCCATAGGTCAAATGAGCGCGGCATCCACTTCATGCAAGGTTGGTGTGAATTCCTTGGTTCGGCGCTTGGCATTGACGTTCCACTCCTTACCAGCCGACCGCGCCTCTACTTTGATGATGTGCTTCCTCAAGAGGGCTATTGGATAATCTGCTCCGGTGGTAAGCAAGACTTCACCAACAAGCTATGGGGGCAGTATAATTACCAGAAGGTAGTAGATTTGCTGCCGGAAGTCCAGTTTGTGCAAGTAGGTGGCGCACTAGACCATCATCCTGCGTTGCGTGGCGTCTGTAGTGTGGTTGGTATGACATCGCTTCGTGGGCTATTTGATTTAGTACGCCAGTCTCGCGGGGTGGTGTGCGGTGTCTCCTTGCTCATGCACGTCGCGGCGGCACTGGAGAAACCCGCCGTGATTATTGCAGGCGGGCGCGAGCCGGTCCAGTGGAATGCTTACCCGAAGCAGCACTACCTGCACACTGTGGGTGCGCTGCCCTGCCAGACGGCTAGAGGTGTATCCGGTGGCGCGTGCTGGCGGTCGCGTGTGATTCCGCTTGGTGACGGCAGCGCCCTCGATGTGGACACGTGCGAGAGGCCAGTTAATGGGACACCAACTCACCTGGAGCAGTGTGTGGTGCCAAAATGCATGACGATGATTCGACCGCCCCAAGTGGCGGAATTGGTGGCGCGGTACAATAGAGTCAGCAATGTGCGGACATCTGCAGGGGTGAGTTGTGGGCAGTGAGGTTGATTCCTTTTGTACATCCTTGTCAGCTGATGACCTGTACCACGAGTGATCCAGGCGGAAGATAGCCGAGAGCTCTTGTGGGTGTACTGTGAAACCACAGACGAAACGCTTATTACGAAGCGGAGTAGTCTCACCAACTCGCGCCGGCCGAGTGTGGGAAGCCGGCACCATTTAAGTGTGTGCAATGACGACGATGTTAATTGCTAACAACTGTACAAGAGAGAGTGGGTCATTCTGTGGCGACCAACTATGTGCGCTAAAGGCGGCGTATCTGTTCGTTGAGAATCAACCGAATATTGAACGTGTCATCATGTCAGTGTCGCCTGGTAACGAAATGCATTTTCTCTGGCAGAGGTTTATTGACGAGTACGAGGTGGAGCTGGTTTACGATACCTGGAACCCTGGGGATTGGGAATCAAGATGGACTGCGTGGAATAAGTGGCAAAAAGATAGAGAAATAGATGGAAAGAAATTTGACCACTATCGTGAGTTGTACTTGCGCATCCACGGGGCGCAGCGTCAGACCGCATTGTGTGGGTTTGAGCGTGGGCTGGGACGTAAGAATATTTTTGAGTATTGGTTCTTTGGTCAGGAGCACTTGCCGGAGATATGTGTCGGATCGGACGTGTACGATGTAGAGATTGACCATCCACTGCTGATCTTCGAGCGCGATGTATATGTCTCACCGCACTGCAAGACCCAGGGTAACGTTACCTTCACCTTTGACTACTGGACTCAGGTAGTTCACAAACTGATAGATGCTGGACTCACGGTTACTGTTGGGTACGATGGTTACTTCTGTGAGGACTTGGTTCAGCATCCTCTCTACAAAAGACACTGGGGCGACCATAAACAGTGGATGGAGCAGGTGTGCCGCCATAGGATTGTAGCGTGCGGAAATACCGGGACTGGTTGGCTTGCCGCCGCTTGCGGGGTGCCAATGATTACGATGGAGCCGCACAACTCGGTTATGATGGACCACCGTTACCGGGAGTGTGGGCTGCGCAACCTCGTGGAGGTGGTAGACGGATGCAAGCTCGATGACATGGGTAACGATATGAGCAAGGTTGCAGATTACGTGGCGCGGCGTATTGCCTCAGTAGTTGGTAAGGGGGACAGGTACGACGCAATGCAGTCCGTGAGCGACGTCTGCCGTGTCGGTGCCCTATATAGTGTGAACCCTGTTGGCAAATTAAAGCTGATGGCGGACGAGTTCCTCACGGTGGTGGGACTGTCTGGCGACGTAGCTGACCTTGGCGCGTATCGCGGTGGTACATCATTTATACTCCGGCAACTGTGCCAGGATAAGATACTGATGGTTGTAGACACGTGGACTGGGAATCCGCACGACGATGAAATGTGCCACCACAAGAGGGGTGAGTGGAAGGCTAGTTTGGCAGACTGCCAGCAGGTAGTTGGTAACAGTGAATTGACGCGCTATGTAATTGGCACCTTCCCTTACGGGTGGAAGGAGCAATATGGATATCAGCAGTTCTGCTTCGTTTATGTCGATATGGATACCTACCAGGCAACGCGTGATGCTATTGAGTTCTTCTGGCCGCGGTTGGTACCTGGTGGGAAGATATTCTTTGACGATTATGACTGGCTTCCGTGTGCTGGTGTGAGGAAGGCGGTAGATGTAGTATTCGCCGCGAACCAGCGGCGCGTGGTACAATCACAGTACACCTGCATCGTGGAGAAATCATGAGCGTGGAACAGGTTCAAATGTTTACGTGCGATTCCTGCGGCGCAAAACATATCGGAAATATCCCAACTGGCTGGTTACATGAGACCCAGCCGACTAGAAATACTTGTAAGCAGTGCTGTAAGAAACTGGAACCGTCGGTAAATCTGTTCAACGAAGATTACTTCTTGCGCGGCAAGCAGACCGGCGTGAGCTTGTACGAGGACTACAGGTGGTTGCCGGACCTGACGATCCCGATGGCGAAGGCGATTGTGAAGCACTGTGGTATCGACCACACGGACTCTATCCTCGACTTCGGATGTGCGCGTGGGTACGTAGTGAAGGCTTTTCGGCAGCTCGATTATTGCGTGTACGGATTGGATATCTCCGAGTGGGCTATCACCAACGCTGACCCAGAAGTGGCCAACTATGTTCGCTGTGGCCGCCTTGGTCCAAACATTTTGGTATGTGACTGGATTATTGCCAAGGATGTACTGGAGCATGTACATAGCTTGGATGAATGTGTAGAAGAGCTTTTGCGATGCGCTCGTAAGGGTGTGTTCATCGTGGTGCCACTGGCGAGCGAAAGTCATAATGGGTATGAGGTGCCGGAGTACGAGCTGGACAGGACTCATGTCCACCGGCTGGCGCTGGACGAGTGGGTTGCGATATTTCTCCGACCTGGATGGGCGGTGACTGGACAGTTTAGGGTGCCTGGTGTGAAGGACAACTATGCGCAGTACGAGCGCGGAAATGGCTTTGTAACGGCAAGGCGCATATGAGCATGTTTCCTAGGTATACTGAGTTGATATGCCCGTTCTACGAGAAGTACCGTCACTATAGGGACGAGGAGGTGTCAACGTTGCCGAAGGTACGATTCTTTAGAAGGCAATACGTCTGCAACGTGTGCTGGAACTTGGTAAAAAGGTTTGCAAGGAAACTGAAATGGGCATCACACTCGGTCTCGTAGCTAATATATACAACGAAGCCAATGCTCTACCAGGGTGGCTGGAAACCCACCTTTCGTACTTCGACGACGTGCGTGTCTACCACGCTGGGCCGCAAGGCGCTCTCAGCAACGACGGTACGCTGGAGATACTTTCGAAGTGGCACATCCCGGTGGTCTTTGGGGCTATTGATGAGGGGTTTGGGACGGTCCGCACGAAGGCGATAAGGTCGAGCCCGTGCGATTACGTGATGCTGCTTGACGCCGACGAGCGGTTCTTTCCGGTCCACCAAGTAATGCAGTGCAAGGGCAGGTCCACCCCGCAGAATGAGGCGGACGCGATTCTCCAGACCTATGACTTCCGTGACCTGAAGACGGCGCTTCCAAACTGGGAGAATATCAGTCGCCTTGGCGCAGATCTGCGAGTGGATGTACGTTATCCCTACGACCAAGGCACGCGCCTGCGCGGGATTCTAGCGGGCAAGGAGTGGGATGCGGTCGCGACGATTCGCCGGCACTGGCACAACTTCTCTTTTTGCCGTCCGACGCAGAACTGGCAGACGGACCCGGACTGGCAGATGAGAATTGTTCGTAATCATTCGAGCATCTACTTCGACCCTAATGTGCGTGTGCACGAGCGCTTGATAGGTGCCGACAGGGTATTCCGCGCTGACATGGAGCGCGGACCGTTTTTTGACCATTTCCATCTATTTTTCAAGAAGCAAGAAGTCGAACAGCGGTCACATGATGTAGCGATCTACAATGCGGTCCACGAAGGACGTACCCCGCCGACATTAGAGGAGTTTAACGGGTGAATCGGTGCATTGTCGCGTATGCCGAACGTGTACACATGGGGCTTATTTGTGTACGAGGGAGACAGGAAAACACTCGACCAAGTCAAAACTGCTCTGGGGAGGTGATATAGATGGCAGAAATGACGATAGCACGTGCGGTGAGGATACTCCGTAACTTCATCGGCGACCGTAACGAGCACCACCATAACTGCGCTACTCGATTCAAGAAAGCCTGTGATTGTTACACGCATTGCCGTGTCCTACCGCACAAGGCGCTGGACCGACTGGAATTCGCTGTGAAGTGGGGTGCTTTATCAATTTCCAAATAGAGCTGACTTCCTACTGTGATCTTACCTGTGGGTATTGCCCAAATCGCGACATGCAGCGCCAGCGCGCATTTATGGATGATTCTGTATGGGACACGATCTTGCATCATTACATCGTTCCATACAAGAACGAGAATCGGTTCTGCCCACCAACGTTTATTGGGCACAAGGACGGGGAGCCACTTCTCAACAAGAGACTGCCGGATCGACTGCATGATCTTGCTGCCGCTGCGCCGGACATGATTATTGACATCTACAGTCACGGTCTAATGCTCCCTCGGTGGCGTGATCGAGGACAGGACTTCTTCGAGTTCCTCGCCGCACTGCCGAACCGAGTGCGGTACATGATGTCGTACCACCCGTATAACCACGATTACAGCGAGAATGATTACAATGCAACCGTGAAATACCTGCACAATGCGCTGCGCGCAAAACTTAAAGGTGAGTACAGCAATATCGAGTTCATCACTGTGTCGCACAAATCGAAGTGGGTGTCGCAGGAAATGCAAGAACTTTGGAGGGATTTTTGGGTCGGATTGCCAATTACCGTTCACTCCAACTGCTCCATCAATCCGTGGACCGGACGTATGGAGGATATCGCAACGTGCCACTACAACGGCTGTCCCTACGCCGACTTCGGTCATTGGTTCTTCGGGGTGACTGGCAACGTTATCGCGTGCTGCCTTGATTTAGAGGAGGAAATAGTGCTGGGCAACGTTATGACTGACAGCCCAGCCGATATGTTTGCTAAGACTGATGCATTCTATAAACGACAGAGGGAAATACTCGCTAACAAAGAGCAAGTTGACCGTCAAGTTTGCTCAAACTGTTTTGGCCAGCAGAGGACGGATTTAGTTCAACTTGGAGTAAGTCACAATGTGTGAAGAGCGCTGGGGGGTACGTAGCTGGAACTAATGTGTCGTGAGGTTGTTTTGGAGGCGCTGGTGTGCTGAAGATTGCTGACGGTGTGTTCGTTGGGGACTTGTCCAACGAGAAGATCACGGGCGATATCACGGCAATACTCAACGTCGCCGTCGACCTGCCGCCAACGCGCTGCTGGCCAAAGGTGACGTACTTGCATGTGGGACTGGTGGATGGCCCTGGAAACCCGATCCCGGCGTACTGCGCTGCGGTGTTGTCACTGGTGTCCCTGGTCCAGCAGAAGAAGACTGTGCTGGTGTGCTGCCACGGTGGCTATAGCCGGTCGGTAGCGGTCGCGCTAATGTACCTCAGCCTGACGGAGGGTAAGCATATGGAGCGTGTGGACTTCCTCCGAAGGTGGACGTGGAACGAACTGTTCAAGAGGGTAGTAGAGTTGAACGGTGTGCGCGACCTGCCGACACCCCACAGGGCGCACATCGAGGCGTTTAATGCGCTCCCATTCGCAGTTCTGGAGGCTCTGTGCTAAGAAACAGGAAGATAGTGGTTGCGATCCCGCACTCCCACACTTGGTTCTGGACTCAGACGTGCGTGGCGGCGCTAGAGCGCAACCCACCGGTCGCCAACGGGTTCGACGTCAAGATCGTTGTGGTAGATAACTCCACGTGGAGTCCAGCAATCAAGGGGCTCAGGGAAACGTGGCTTGGCTCGGACCTTAATCTGTATATCGCGTCCAACCACAAGAGCAACAAGTTCCACGCCTCGGCGCTAGACTGCGTCGTCGAGAAGTACGACTTCGATTTCCTGATGGCATTGGAGACTGATGTGCTGGTCCTGCGCCCGACGTGGCTCCAGTGGTTCGTCGACCAGATACGCGAGACGGACTTCGCGGTGGGGATGTGGCACCACGAGCAGTTTGTTAACCCTAGCTGCACACTCTACCGGGGCGATGTGCTGCGAAAAATGGACCTCTGGTGCAGGGTTAGTGCTCCCCAGGACAAGCTGCAGTGGGGCGAGAAGTTTTTCGAGTCGCAATATATAGCAGATCGGCAGCCGGAGCGCGACTACCTCGACTGGCACAACCAGAACGTGTCCTGGATCGCCGGGCCATTCGCCGAAAAGCGCGGGTGGCCGGCTGGGACTGTTCTAAAGGAGATGCCGTCCGGTCAACTGAAAGGGCCTGGATGGTATGAACCAGGGCAGCAGCTCCATCACTGGGCCGTCGAGGAAGGGTACACTTACACGGTATGTCCGACGTTGACTACATATCGCGCTGACAGACTGCCACTCCAGACGCTCTATGGATCATCCATGCCGGACCCACAGCGTCAGCTCGAAGCGACTGAGTTGTTTGGTAATGCGGAGACGGCGCACTTGTGGGGTGGAACGCGCGCATTAGATATAATTAAACATCCGGTGACGTGTGAGTTTGTCAAGACAAACACACTGGAGTGGCTGGCTCGTGAGGCTCGGTTCTGGAGGCAGATAGTTCCACAGGGGATTCAGAAGAAGACGTTGGAACTAATCTGTAAACATGGGTGGCACATTACTGGGCAGGGAGGTGGCTATGTTACACAGCGCGACAAGGAAGCGGCCGAATATGTCCGCGAATGCTACCGCGCCGGTGGTGTTGAGTGGTAAGCGAATATGTGCTCGATGCAGAGTGAAGTACGCAGATAACGGGTTGTTTGTGACGTGTCCCGCGTGTCGTAATCCCGTTAAGGATGACGGTGGCGGGTGCCACCGGTGGGTTGATATTAAGTACGGTCCATGTATCAACTACGGCAGAGCACTGCGATATCACGATTTGGAGTGCAGATGAAATCGGTTGCAGACATATTCCGTTCCTACGCTGTGCTTGATGGTGACGGTCGGCATGTAAACGGAACGGACAAGGAGTCGAACCACCACTATGGGGCTGCTTATGAGGCATTGCTAGTTGGTAGAAGGAACGAAGTTGAGTTGGTCATGGAGGTAGGTGTTGCTGACGGCAGCTGCCTGCTTGCATGGTGCGAGGTGTTTCCGAACGCGCTGATCGTAGGTATGGATATCCATTCCAGCGACCGAGCGCATGGTGATTGCATCGAGTTCCACCTTGGAGACCAACGTGTGCAGCGAGATTGTGAGGCCGCCGCCGCTGGTAGGCAATTCGATATGATTATAGATGACGCCACTCATTATATTGAGAATACACTGCTGACACTGTACTACCTGTGGCCGTCTGTGAAGCCTGGAGGAATCTATGTTGTCGAGGAGTGGCCTGGTACTGATCTCAAGCATGTTCAATCGTTGTGGCCACAAGCAGAGATAGTGAATACGTTGGGGCCGTTTGGTGGTGTGGAACCGTTGGTTGTCATGAGGAAATCGGAATGATTTCTCTGGACGAGATCAACAGAAATATACCGTTTCACTGCTTCGGACGGAGCTTTGTTAGCGAGGTGTTCATCGAGACTGGTACAGAGTGGGGGTTTACAACGGCATTAGCATACTATAGCAAGTTCCATAAGATTCACACTGTTGATATAAACCACGAAGTGGCAGAGAGAGCAAGAACGATATTTACTGGGGCAGACAGCATTCATGTTCACGAGGGGGATAGCCGAGTGGTACTTCCAAGCATAGTGAACCTGGATGCTACGACTACGTTCTGGTTGGATGCCCATTCGCCAGACGATTGTCCGCTCCTGGATGAACTAAGAATAATCCTCGGAATGAAGTGGACTGTGATGCCACTGATAATGATTGACGATGTTGGGGAAATGATAAGCGCGCAGCCATCGTGGCCTTCGTGGCCATCACTGGTGGAGGTGATGAGACTGCTGTGGAACTATAGTGTGTGTATACCATCATTTAACGAGCTCTTGAAGTTATTAGACAGTATGGAGAGTGCTGATGGCAGAACTGGTTAATACGTTTACCAGTACAGGAGGCAAGTTCTTCCACCACCAGGAAGCGATGCGCAGCTTGCGTGACGGTAGAGGTCGGCCTATTGTAACCCACTTGATGCCGACGGACCTCTGCCAGCACACCTGCGCCTTCTGCTCCGTCCAGACGCGAGATGGGAATACACTGCCGATGAAGGACATGCTTGTGTATCTCGACACCCTGATGCGCTACGGGCTGAAGGCTGTTATCATCAGCGGCGGCGGTAACCCGATTCTCTATAAGTGTCCGGTGTCGCACGCTAACTTTAACGACCTAGTAGGGTGCATCGCAGACCGTGGATTGGAGATTGGTCTCATTACTAACGGGATGCCGTTGCGTAAGTTTGAGGTATCTGCCAAGAAATTACAATGTGTAGCTCAAGACCCAGATGCTATTATTGATTCAGCAGCGCGCGTTGGTCACCCAAACGGGTTGCGGTACCGTGATATCTACTGCCTTGGTTGTCATTGCTTCCGCGATTCCTGTGTCTGCAATAAGATGACAATTAGAGAGTCTTGGGGTACTGTCAGACCAGAAACTCTCGATAAGCTTGCTTGGGTGCGGATAAGCATGTCTGGATTGGACCATGACGAGCGCGAAGTATTTGTCCCTGATGTCGATCCATCTAAGACGACGTTAGGATTTAGCTATGTCCTTCATGATCTGTACGACGAGCCAGCTGATATACATCATGGTAAGGTGTCAACTCAAGCAGACCTTATCACGCTTGGCAGCTCGCGTCTGTCGCTGAAACCGACGTGGTGGGCAAAGGACCGCGTTGGGGAGCTGACTGTCCAGATTGAGCACTACGTCCGAATCTATCGCCCGCGCTATGTCCGGCTGCTGCCGAACTGCCTGGAGCCGGATTTGATTTCCGAACGGTGCATTGTGCTCCAAAAGATAGCTGACGCCATCGACCCGGACGTGGTGTTTGTGCAATATAAGCCACCAGCCGCGCCGAAGGCATGCTATCTTGGCTATATCCATCCTGTTCTTAATAGCGACGGGTACGTCTACCCATGCGACAGCTGCGTGCTGAACAGGGAGGCTGGGCACAAGTTTGCGGAGCCGTGGCGTATATGCCGTTGGGACGAGGTATCTCGATTATACGAACAACCGGTGCGGAACTTGATCGACGACCCGAAGGTGCGGTGCCCAGGGTGCGTTTTCACTGCGTCGAACACGCTTCTCGGATCGGTGGTGGATGGCACCGCCGATCTGACATTGCTGGCAGGGGAGGGGGTTGAGCATGCCAACTTCGTGTGAAGGGGGCATCGAAGTACCGCGTTGTCCGTGTTGTGCTACCATTTGAGGTTTTGATTAAGAGATGTAACTGTGCAAAACAACATCGAAGAGCTGGTGAAGCAGAAAGCGAAGGATCGCGAGGACACGTTTTTCCGCGTACTTGAGCGACTCAGGCAGAACGGTGTGTCAGCTGATTGCGCTGCAAAGACGGCAGCTGAATTTATCTGTCTACGGGTTTATGAAGTAACCTCTGGCGGACTATGGTACGACAAACCATTTATACCATATGTACTGAGAGATAGTTGATGGACCGCATCAACGTCCTGATCTCTCTGCACAGGGGCTACGGCCTTGGCGACGCCGTACAAATGAGCGCCA